GGGGTGTCGACCTTGGCAAAGTTCTTTGGGAAACGTAAAAAGATAAATAAATACAACGCGCGGGCGTACGCGAGGGCCACCCCACCCCCCCGGCATATGCTAGTAAATGCCCGACAGATTTTATGGCGTGTAGGTTATCGATATGACTAAAAAACAACTCCTTTGGGGGTACCCCTATGGGAGTATAGCGGGGTTCCCCAAAAGAAACCCCCTACGCACGAACGAAGGGGGTGGTGTGGGTGTATTTCCCGGCAGGACTTAGTCCCATTGTACAGTCGATATGCGGTTTTGTCAAGAAAAAAGCCCCGGACTGCCCCGTTTTTATTTTTATTGTTGACTTGCAGGTATATAATCGGTATACTTGGGTTGTGGGGCTAGATAAATCTAGCACATCCCGACAATTTTCCTCTTGACTTGTACCAACAGGGCGATGTAGGCTAATTAATCGGTCCCACAACTACTATGAAAAGAACAAAATCCCATGTTTGAAGCATCCCTACTCGTTTGTTTAGCCGTTTCTCCTGAAACTTGCAGACAACTAAGCGACACAGAAGGTCCATACCCTACAGAAAACGAGTGTAAAGCCCGTGTAGACGAAATGGCAGAGTTTGCTGTAGCGGCTAACCTGTTTGAATTGGACATCAAGTGGAAATGTAACGGACTGGACGGACTGAAAGTCAGGTTTTATGAACCTTCTACCTCAACAAAAACAAAAAGACCGACAGCTTACCCCACAACAGAGCCATTTCCTAGAACTTCTCTTTGAAAATGGTGGTCAGGTCACCGCAGCAGCGGTGGATGCAGGTTACTCTAGGGGGTCTGCAGCGTGGCTTAAGTCAACTCTATCCGATGAAATCATTGAACGCACGAAGCAAGTCCTTGCAACCAACGCTCTAAAGGCTGCTAACCGTGTTATAACAACGATAGACAACCCCGCCCCAGAAAGAGGTGACGAATTACGCCTCAAAGCCGCAGAGTCGCTCCTGAACCGCGTAGGAGTGGCAAAGCAGGAACAAATCAATCACAATGTAACCGCAATACACGGGGTAGTCCTGCTACCCCCCAAGAAAGAGGTAGTTATCGATGGGTGACTATACATCACGAAGCAAAGAATACGCAGCGCACGAAAAAGCTGACAAAAAACGTCAAGCTGCAGAACTTAAAGCTGACAAAAAACGTCAAGCTGCAGACGTTAAGGTAGGTGAAGCTGCTGTTAAGAAGCGTAGGAAAGAAGATGCGAAGCTATTAAAGTCTATGCGTTCAGAAACTCCTAATACATACACAGAGGCTAAGAGCTACGGTGGGGGACGATACCGTCAGCCACGACGGGCTATGGGTATTTTAGCTGATGCAAAAAGGTTATTGAGGATATAAGGTATGGCTGAAGCCAAGCCAAAGCGTACCTACCAGCTATCGACTGCTGAACGTGCGCGAAGAGCAGCCCAAAAACGATTACGTGCGGCAAAGAAAAAAGCCGAAAAGAAAACTAAACAAGCAGAAGCACAAAGAAGCCACGCCCGTGAACTCGAAAAAACAATCGGAAAAGTTGAAAAGGCAATCACCGGAAAAGGATCAGCCGTTATTGATATGGGAGATCTCTCCCTTTTACCCGCACCCGTTTCCGATCTTGTTGGAGATTCCGAAGTTGTTTTCCAGCCTAATGAGGGTCCGCAAGAAGAGTTTCTTTCAGCTAGTGAAAGAGACGTTCTTTACGGTGGAGCGGCTGGTGGCGGTAAATCGTTTGCTTTACTTGCTGATCCCCTACGGTATTGCCATAACCCCAATCATAGGGGTCTTCTTCTCAGGCGTACCCTCGACGAACTAACAGAACTGATTGACAAGTCACGTCAACTATATACAAAGGCGTTCCCCGGAGCCAAGTTTCGTGAATCTAAATCAACGTGGGTTTTTCCATCAGGTGCCACGATCTGGTTTACGTACCTAGACAGAGACAAAGACGTTACCCGATTTCAAGGTCAGGCATTTAACTGGATAGGCATAGATGAGATTACCCAGTACCCTACACCGTATGTGTGGGACTATCTGCGTTCTAGGCTTCGTTCTACTGATCCTGAACTTCAGGAAAACCTGTACATGCGTTGCACAGCTAACCCCGGAGGCGTAGGTGGCTGGTGGGTCAAGAAGATGTATATTGATTCCCGTACAGAGAACGTCGCTTTTCCTGCGTACGATATAGATACGATGAAGCCGTTTGTGTGGCCTAGCGGTCACGAAAAGGCAGGTCAACCGCTCTTCTTTCGAAAGTTTGTTCCGGCGCGGCTGACAGATAATCCCCACCTCATGGCAGACGGACAATACGAAGCCATGTTGCGTTCGCTCCCAGAGGTCGAACGAAAGCGACTTCTCGAAGGGGATTGGGATGTGGCAGAGGGAGCGGCCTTCCCTGAATTTTCACGAGCGAAACATGTGGTCGAATCTTTTGACATACCCACCAACTGGCCCCGAATACGTGCCGCCGACTACGGCTATGCGAGTCCGTCGTGCGTTCTTTGGGGGGCTATTGACTGGGATAATAATATCTGGATTTATCGTGAATTATATGCAAAACACTTGACAGCAGAGCAATTAGCTGATAAAATACTAGAAGCAGAACAATTTGACCCATTACCTCACTACACCGTGCTCGACTCCTCTTGTTGGAACAAGACAGGATTTGGGCCATCTATAGCAGAGGTGATGATGCGGCAGGGAGTTCGCTGGACACCATCAGATCGTAACCGTATTCAGGGCAAGATGGAAATACATCGTAGATTAGCTGACGATCCGTACACTCAAGAAGCTCGTCTACGAATTTTCTCTACTTGCCAACATACGGTAAAGCAACTTGCTGGTATACCCCTCTCCAAAACCAACAGTGAAGATGTAGATACCAAAGCTGAAGATCACGCATACGACGCACTCCGGTACATGGTAATGACTCGAATGAGTGGATACGCATCCATACACTCACAACTAGGCGCAATCAAGAACCACGTGTACAAGGTTCAAGATGAAGTATTTGGATACTAAGAATGGCTGAACTAACCCAACAGGAAAAGAAAGTTGTTGCTGCGTTTCAAAACGTACAACAAACATTATTTCCTGACGGTGAAATTCCATCTATGAATGAAATACGGTCACGTATTGAAGCTGGAACTCAAACTGTTGCAGATTCTTTTATTGCTGACATGTACAATAAGGGTGTGCCGGATGAACCGCTCCTTTCTGAATTAGATGAAACAAAAGACTTTTATGCTAAGTTTGAAAAAACGTTTTCAAGAGAAGTATCTGGTCCCGCACCAAACACGCAGGGTATCAGCGGCAAAATAAACAGCCTGTCAGGTAAAGTAGACTTAAACTCTTCTTTTACAGAGCTTGAAGCTTTTTCAAAACAAGATGCCAGTGGCATAACTGAAAGTTTTCGTAGAACTAACATTGATCCTCTTGTTACGGCAAATCAAAATGTACTAAACCGTAAGTTATCGCGTACAGGAGCCGCTAAAGGCACCCGTAAGCTTGCAAAGGGTGCTATACCTGCTGAAGTACTTCAATCAGTCTTACAGGGCATTGGTGACATTCCTGACCCTGTAACAAGAGACGCTGTTATGGCTTCTCTTCTTGGGTATCGTGGTGAAGACCTTTCGGGTATGCGTACATCTCGTGCGCTTGCCGTTCGTTCGAAACCCGTCCGTCCCTTTTATGACAGGGAAGCTGGTATTGCTCGTGACCCTGAAGTTGCTACGGGCGGTGGTCGAAAAGCAAAGGGTCCAGACAAACCTGCTGGTCCTGTTCTTAGGGAGATACTTAATCGTCGGTTTGATTCTGCCGGACCTACAGGTGAACTCTTTCCGGGTATGACAACAGGAAAGATAAGTTCTGCATTAAAGAAACATGTATTTCCCAAAATACCAAAAGAAGTCCAAGACAAGCTACTAACAAAACCTTCTGGTTACACTGACCTTCGCCGTATCACTGCATCTGCAATTGCTAACCAACTTGGTCGCCCTGATCTTGCTAGTGAGATTATCAGTCACAAGGGTGGTGGTGACGATTTACTTGACAAGGTAATGACAGGTTACTACACAGATGTAGAAGATATAGGTGGTTTACAGCAGCGTGGTGAAATTCTTGTAGCCTACGAAAAGATGATGGCTGATGCTGTTGGGGCTACTGACGCAAAGGGGTTAGGTGAGGCTCTTCGGTTAGACTTATCTCCTGAATTTAATGCCCAGTATCCAGAGACAGAGACATTAGCCCGTCCATCTGGCTCAACTGTTGAAACCACACCTGCAACTCCTGAAGAGATAGAACAAGGTAGACAACTTAGGGAAGCAAAAACAGCAGAAACAGTTGAGCAAGCTAGATTAGCTGCACAAGAGACAGGGGATCGTGCAGACGACGTAGTTATTCGGCGCGGAGCACGTGCTACAGAAGTAGCCGAAGCTAACCTGAAGATAAAAGAGGCAAAGGCGGAAGTAGCGGCAGGTAAAGCTGCACAGCAAGAAGCAGATAGAGTTAAAAATCATCAAAGTACTCTCGACTTCATAAAAAACACTTACAGGAAGTTACCCGGCCCCGTTCAAAAGGCAGTTCCTTTTGTTAGTGCTATTCCTGCATTTTACGGTATGGCAGGAGTGAAAGAGTCTTTGGCTGGTCAGATGGAAAATATAGGCATTCCACGTAGTATTGCTGATCCTGTAGCATCTGTAGGTGCAGGGGCTGATTTTTTAATAGGATCAGTTGCTCCAGCCGCTCCTAGCGACGTTGTTTCAATGGCACAATCAATACCTGAACAACCTAGTATGATGCAAGCAGCAGAGGCGAGACAAACTCAAGTTCGAGACGTAGGTGATGAGTTTGGTAACCTTAATCAGCAGGGACAACCAACACCTTCCGCTCCCGTAAACATACCAGACCCCGTTCCATCCCGACAGGGAATGCTAGCTGCAGGTGGAGCAAAAGAAAGAGTTAACCAAGCAAGAAGTGCCGCGCTTGCTGGTCAAGAAACATCAATGAGCGGTTCTTTTTTAAATTAAACCCACAGGGGAGATAATCCTATGCCTGACAATAACTACAACTATGGCGCAGCCTACGTAATGAACTCTGATAAGGTCAGTGTCGATACAGATGAGGGTGCATCAAAGCTATATCGTGAAGGTCTTGAGTTTCCAACTCGTGTACAGACAGGACCGATCACAGAAGATATGCCAAAGAAGCAAACTAAGCCAACAGTAGAGGCTTCCTTTAACAAAATGGCAGACGACAGAAACTACTTTAGCTAGGACTTTAAATGTCTGAAAATTTTCTCCAACCACCTGACGATACACAAGTAGCGGTCAATGACATCGATGACCAGTTGCCGGGACTTGTAGGGCTTATTCACAAAAAGTTCGAGGATGCTGAAAACGGACGTTATGCCTACGAGCAGCGTTGGATAAAGGCATACAAGAACTTTCGTGGCATCTATGATTCTACTACTCAGTATCGTGACTCTGAAAGATCTAAAGTATTTATCAAGATAACCAAAACAAAGGTTCTTGCTGCGTACGGTCAAATCATTGACATTCTTTTTGCCAACAAGAAGTTTCCGTTGGTAGTCGAGTCTACTCCTGTTCCTGAAGGAATTGCAGAGTTTGCCCATTTAGAAACACCCCTAGACGATATCATCCCACAGGAAGATCCTTACGGATTTCCGGGAGATGGTAGAGACTTACAGCCGGGTGCTATGGCAGCAAGCCCGTCTATGGATTACTTGGGTGGTACTAAAGACAGGTATGAAAATGCTCCGATTCGTCCCGGACCAGCCCTCATGGGAGAACCTCAAATTTCTCCCGCTCAACGTTCTGCGTTAAGGATGGAAAAAGTTATTCACGACCAGCTACTAGACACCAGTGCTGTGAATGAATTTCGCAGTAGCATATTTGAAGCAGCCCTGTTAGGTACGGGGATTATCAAGGGACCATTTAACTTCTACAAGCGTATACACAAGTGGGAAACTACGCCGGAAGGTCGGATGTACGTTCCCTATGAGAAGACTGTTCCACGAATTGAAAACGTATCTGCGTGGGACTTTTATCCCGACCCATCTGCAACCAGCGTTGATGATTGTGAATATGTAATTCAACGTCACCGAATGAATAAACAACAGCTTCGTAACCTTATCAACAGCCCCTACTTCTTCAAGGATAAGATTGAAGATGTAATTGCAAAGGGTTCGAACTACAACGACAAGTACTTCGAAGATACTATTCGTGAAGATGAAACTGAAGCGTACTATAAAGAGAGTCGCTTTGAAGTATTTGAGTACTGGGGCGTTTTAGATGCTGAGTTTGCAAATCAAGCTGGCTTAAATGTTCCTGACTCTATGGGTCCGATGGATCAGGTGCAAGTAAACGTGTGGGTTAGTGGTACTGAAGTTATTCGTTGCGTTTTAAATCCGTTTACACCAGCACGTATCCCGTACCAAGTTTTTCCATACGAAATCAATCCGTACCAAATGTGGGGTGTTGGCGTAGCAGAAAACATGGAAGATGCACAGTTATTGATGAACGGTCACGTTCGCATGGCAATCGATAATCTAGCACTTGCAGGTAACTTGGTGTTTGACGTGGACGAAGCAAGCTTGGTTCCCGGACAGAACATGGACATCTTTCCGGGAAAGATATTCCGTCGTCAATCTGGCGTTACAGGTACAGCAGTCAACGGACTCAAGTTCCCTAACACTGCACCTGAAAATATACAAATGTACCAAATAAGCCGACAGCTTGCGGATGAAGAAACAGGTCTTCCGTCAATCATGCACGGTCAAACAGGAGTAACGGGAACAGGCCGTACAGCTTCAGGACTGTCTATGTTATTAGGCGGGGCAAGTCTATCGCTAAAGACTGTAATTAAAAATATTGATGACTCGCTGCTAAAGCCGCTAGGAGAATCATACTTTCAGTGGAACATGCAGTTTAATGAAGATGCACCTGATATTGAGGGTGACCTAGAAATCAAACCACGCGGCGTAGCTGCTGTTATGCAAAAAGAAGTTCGCAGCCAAAGACTGACAACCCTGCTACAAACGGTATCTAACCCTATGTTAGCACCGTTCATTAAAATACCAAACCTCATGCGTGAACTAGCTATCGCTCAAGACATCGATCCCGACAGCTTGGTAAACGACGTAAACGAGGCACAGATATTTGCAGAAATGTTGAAAGGATTGGCACAGAATGCTCAACAAGGAACAGGCCCGGAAGGTCAGCCCCCTAGTGACCAACAAGCAGGCATGGGACAGTCTGGAGATGTACCTGCAGGAGCAAATCCAAATGACGCTTCGGGCGTTGGTGGGGGCCAGATCGGAACTGGAAGTGTTCCGGCTGCAGGGGAAGATAACTTCACTGGAAATGCTTAATGGTTTAAAAAGTGACTACGAAGCTGCTGTAAAAGCAAAGGACATTTAAATGGCTACAAGCCCAGTTGCAGACAATTATATTGAGAATATAAAAACCCAAGCTTTTGCTGGGTATAGCACTGCAGGTACCAGTATGCGTCCTGTTGTTCCTGATCCTCTTGCAGACGATGATAAAAACCGTTCGTTCTTACGGTTTAGAATAGGTGGTGGTAGTGGTGGTTCGCAACCAAGTTCTTCTCCGTCAGAAGAAGAAGGACAAGTGTCGGGTGACGATCCAGCAGCAAATCAAGATATCTTAGGCCAGACATTACAGGGTATAGGAGTACCTGATCCCAGACCTGATAAAGATTTTCCGGATACAATTGCAGGTTACATTGAATCAAAAATTACAGATTACATGGGTTTTAAAACTGCTGTAAATCCCTTAACTCAAACAGAAAGAGTAACGGGACCACCAAAAGCATTTAGTATGTTTATGGGTATGCCTATGATGGCTATGGTGACTTTAGGAGCAAAAGCAAGTCAAGCTAACCTAGAAAATATTCAAGAACAGGCAATAGCGGGTAAACCGGGGTACAGTGTTGGTTTGTTAAATGGTCAGATTGTAGGGATGTCTCCGGGTCCGTTGGGATACGGAAGTGTACAATCTGGTATGTACGGTACAGCACCTCCCGGACTCACACAAGCACAACACGAACAAAACGTTCAGGCAGCATTAGAAGCACACGCAACAGAGATTGAAAAAGGAAAATCAATCCCAGATATTACTGGAACGTACAACGAAAATACGTTTGGTTCTCCTGACGGCTCAAATGCTCTCGCTAATACTACGGGCAAAGTATTTAGCTACACTCAAAATCCTTTTGGTAAACCGGGGATGATGAGAAATCCTGTAATGACAAAAGAAAACTTGCCTGTTACTATGGGAGGTTTTAGTAGTAGCGATTTTGGTTTTGATCCAGACTTTGGTTACGATCCGCACGACGATACTACTCCTAGTATGGCAGTGGATATGTTTGATGACCCCATTGAAGCTAGTTATGACACTCCACCGGGAATTGGTCCCGGACCAGCCACTCCTAGTGCTGAAGATTCAGAAGGCGTTGATGATCCCGAAGGTTTTGGTACTGGTCCCGGAGAAATAGGGGGTCTTAGTCATGCTGCAGGGGGACGCATCGGTATGCAAAGCGGCGGCACGGCTGTTACCGAAGGTTTCGTCAACAAAGATCCAGATTCGGTGTCCGACGACATGTCGATTGCTGACAACCGCTACACCTCAGTCAAGGTAGGTTCTTTTGTAGTCAACCAGCCAGCAAATGAAGCAAATGAAAAGATGCTTGACAAGATTGTAGGCGATGCAAAAAAACGCACCAAGATGAAACGGGGTAGTAAGGCAGGAATGGTTGACGTTGCCCTCTCAGACGGCGAACGCCTGATCGAACCCGAAGTTGTAGCAGCTATTGAAAAGAAGCACGGCAAAGGTTTCTTAGATAAAATTAACGACGCGGGAAAACCAGAAGTCAAGCGTCGTCAAGCTAGGTACGGCGAAAAGATAGGGGCTGCAAATGGGGGCTTACAAGCAAACAGAGGTTTTGTTCAGCAGTTGATTGGGCCTGATTCCCCCACCCTTACTAGCCCTGCTCCTGAAGGATCAACTCCTCTGAATTTAAACCCTGTATCCCCAGATAATGATCAGTTTTTTGGTCGAAATTTTGGAGATATCAAAAGGGCCATACAAAACGTAGAAATTAAAGGCTTTGAAAAAGATCCTTATATATTTACAGGCATAAAAGTAAAAGGTAAAGCATCATCAGCATTTGGACCGATGCAGATTACAGCAAGTACATTAAAAGATGTTAGAGATCGTAGTCCTTTATATAATATGCTGGATCAAGGGGGCAAAGAGTACGTTGATTTGCTCATCCAACAAGGAGACGACAAAGTTAACATTGAAAAATACGGCTCAATGTACAGAAACAAAAAGCGAGTAAACACTCCTGCCGAAGTTAAAAAATATTATCGTAAGTATGGTAAGGGAAATATACCCCAAGAATTACACGAAAAGTATTACGAAACAATAGCAAACATTACTTTGCGACAAAAATTAAAAGACCACAAATCGCTGGAGAAAGCTCTAGCATCTTACGGTGAGGGTGATAGCTACGCCCAGAAAGTACTTCGTGGTCTTGACTAATCGTCAGCTACCCGCACAGCGGCCCTGACACAACCGACGCGGCTACCCACAGCCATGTGGCCCCGCAAGATGAGGTAAATACAATGGCAAAACAAGTACGCGGCATTCGTGCCAACAAACCTAACGACTCTTTCGGAACAATCAATAGCGAGAGCTTATACAAAGGCAACTATCGATCAGAAGTCTACGAAGACGATGAGGATACCCCTGAAGTGGAAGCAAGCGAAGATACCGAATCTACAGAAGCAACGGAAGCAAACTTTGTAGAGACAAAAAAAGAATCGCCAAATCACGACTACAAGAAACGGTACGACGATTTAAAGCGACATTACGATACAAAACTTGCAGAATTTGAATCTGAAAAGCAGCAACTGCAACAGGCATCACAGGCAGCTAATGTCCCAATGCCCAAGACGGTTGAAGAGTTGGAAAAGTTTCGTGAAGAGTACCCTGATGTATATGGAGTTGTTGAGACTGTAGCGGCTATGCAAGCCGAAGAAAGAACTAAACACCTACAGTCAGAACTACTTGAAATTCAGGAACGCGAAAAAGAAACTGTGGTTCAAAGTGCATACCGCGAACTAACGAACAATCATCCTGACTTTGATGAAATCAAGTCTGATGAAAAGTTCTTAACTTGGTTAGACGAACAGCCAGAAAATATTTCTGACGGTATTTACAAAAACAATACCGATGCTCGTTGGGCCTCACGAGTCCTAGATTTGTACAAAGCAGATCAAGGTATCTCAAAAAAGAAGCAAACTAAATCTAAAGAAGCGGCAGCAGCCGTAATAAAATCATCGAAAGCTAAAGACGTAGTGTCGGAAGCAGGAGGTGGCGATAAAAAGATTTGGAAAGCTTCACAAATCGCCAAGATGAAACCGTGGGAGTTCGAGAAGATGGAAGCTGAACTCGACCAAGCACGGACTGAAGGGCGAATCGACTTAAACTCCTAAAACCTCAAAATAGAGAAGGAATGAACTATGGCATTCTCTACTGCTGCAAGTTATGGAAACTTGCCTTCCGGTAATTTTGCACCGGAAATCTTTAGCCAAAAAGTTCTTAAATTCTTTCGTCGCGCTTCGGTTGTTGAAGACATCACGAATACTGATTACGCTGGCGAAATTGAGAACTTTGGCGATACAGTCCGTATCATCAAAGAGCCGACTGTAACAGTTGCCGCTTATCAGCGGGGTTCTGTTGTAAACCCACAAGACTTGGCTGACGATCAAATCACAATGACCGTTGACCAAGCTAATGCGTTTGCATTTAAAATCGACGACATTGAAGAGCGTCACTCGCACGTAAACTTCGAGGCACTTGCCACCTCTTCAGGTGCATTTGCGTTGAAGCGTAAGTACGACAAGACTGTTCTTCAGGCCATGTCTGACGGTGCTGGTATTGCAGCTTCTGCTGTATCCGGCACAACACTGACTACCACTGCTGCTGCTGGTGCCATTGGTACTGCAAACGCACCAATCAACATTGAGACAGACGACGCTGGCATCAACATGATGCTTGCAATGGCCCGTCTC